ACTGTAAGTCCGCACTGTTTTTTCTCCCTGACATAACCGGATGGTCCATGATGCCGGTTAGTGACACCCCTAGTAACGCTTCTTCTTCTGTGTTGTCCTTCCAGATCTTACGTAAGTACCTGAAGTCAGTCAGGGTTGCCTGTAACGTGCCTAGGATGGCCGCAGAGCGCACCTTTAGCCGCAGGCTGTCCAAAGTGTCGTTAGCTCTTACAACCACCTCAGACAAGTTACAGAACTGGTTAGGTCTCAGGATAATCTCTGAACACGGGTTGGTCCCGAAGTCATAGGTAGCGTCCCTACGTCCGTTCTTGGCAGCTTGTCGTTGACTAGCAACACGACTAAAGACACCTCGTTCTCCTGAGCGTGACTCGTACAGAGACTTCCACTCGTTGAGGAAGGCTTCAAAGTCAGGCTTCTCTGTGTAGCAAGCTGAGTTGTTGGCTAAGCCTCGTTGTGGGTTGTCTAACCACCACTGTCCTGACTTGCATCGACGTACCCTATCGTCAGTGAGGTTACTAAGACTGATGAGAGCACTTCTCCTGACTCCTCCGACGACAACGACTTGTGCAATTTTACAGCATATATCGTGGCACTCAAGTGAGCTAAGTCTTCGACCTCGAGCCCCTCTGAAAACGTCAGCCGTGAAGTGAAACAGATCAACAAGAGGTTCTGGACCAGATGATCGACCTCCGAAAGTCTTAAGGGGTGCCCCCGCAGCTCTAACTCCAGACACGTCCCACTTTGGAACTTGACCGCTAAAGAGCATTGCGATAAGTTCTCGGTATGCTTTAGCCCATCCAATTTTGCTGTCAGCGACGTGTATAACGGTATCTGTATCATGGAACTCCTCTGCTACCTCAGGCAGCTTACTGATGTACTGACGCTCGACACTGAAGCCCACCCCAGTTCCGCACATGAGGATGAACATCATCTCGTCGAAGGCTTTTGGGTGGTCTACGGTCAAGTAGGCGCAGTTAAACCCGGCCACGTTGTCTCTGTCTAAGGCTTCCCCTGCGGTCATAAGCGCCCTCATGCTGGGCATCACGCCCAAATCATGTATAGGCACGTACAGGTCTAGGGCCTCTAGCTCCGTAAGTTTACCCTTTGAAACCCAAAAGTCTAAGTAACGTTTCACGGTCTCTTCCCATGTCTCCCGTCGTTGTTCTTCTGGGATGTACCGAGCGTATCGGGACTTGTGTATGTACTGCTGGTATGCGTCCATCATAATTCGTATTCTCCTCCGGTTAATAGTGACAGTTTCAGCTGGTCCAGTAAGAAGGCTAGTTCGTACGTGTCCATATTAGTTGAAACCATGATGTACTCTTCGGACTTAATGATGCAAAAGGCGTCATCGTAGTTCTCTAAGTCTTCGCTGTCCATTATAAGCTTAAACACATTAGGTACGGTGATCTTGTCTGTGCCCGGCTTGTTGTTGTCGCCAAAAGACCCCTGTATCACTTTCATCCTAAAGCCTCCTGTTCTGCAATCATCTTGTTTAAGTACCACTGAGCCTTCCGTAAGTCCTGCAGGCCGTTCTTGTAGCGCCACCTGTGCAAGTACTTAAGGACATTGCCTTGGCAGTAATCGACGACACCCACCCCTAGCTGCTGCTTAATATAGTCAATGGCCTCGATGCCTCCTTGGTTGTAGTGATCTGGTTTACTAACGGCGTCCCATGCCGTCCTGTTCCACTCTTCTGGTGTCGCTGAATCAATACTCATCTTCGTTCTCCTCTTCAACTTCTAACTCCTCTGCAAAGTACTCTAGTCTGTTTATTAGTTTGTCCTCGAACCTGTCCAGAAGCTCCTCAGAGGTTATCTCTAGTGCTTCCAAAAAGTCTTCAGGATCGTAGGTTCTCAGTAATCGTTCCTTAATTTCTTCCATCGTTAGAGACATCTTCTATAAGCTCCTTTAGTGTATCTAGAGTGTACCACGGGAATCCTTCCTTCTCGCACCACTCAGCCATTGTCATTTTAGCGCCCTTTCGGACTTTCTTGTTTGGACCCATCAGGACAAAAACAAGTCTCTGGGAGCCCTCTAGGCTATCCCGGACTGCTTTGTACTTCTGGGTGTCCCCTTCCCTGAAGAACCCCTTACATTCCACCAACGTACTGCTAGCTTCGTGTACGAAGTCCGGCTTGTAGTTGCGGTGGGTGATGTAAGGGACCATATAGGGCTCGTACTCAAAGCCCGGTAGTTGCTTTGCAGTGTCTTCCTCAAAACCACTACGATACTTCGATTTCTTGGACCTTCGGTTCATGTACTACCTCTACTAAATAACGTGGACCTGATGAATATGCGAACCCCCTTACGGAAGGCCAACACTGTTTTTTATAGGGGCAGTAAGAACACCCAATAGCAAGCTTCTGATTCCCACTCTTCCCGTCTGGGATGGGTTCGTAGCAGACTGCGGGTGGTTCTTCCTTCTGCACTAAGGTCTTTATGTGTTCGATCCTTTCCTCTATGTCATAAGAGATTAGGTCGTTCACAGGAGCCTGTGTGTCCAGCGTATCGTACAGTAGGTAAGTCAGGTGTCCGTTCTGCTTGTCCATTGCTAGCCAACCAAACTTGGTTTCACCTTCTGAATGAGAGTAACCCTTGATCTGACCAATGTACCCAAAGGGGTCATCGTACGCCAGAGTACTGTCTTTGAACTTCTTAAACCCAAAGACAGAAGTAGACTTTACGTCAGTGACGATACCGTCGATTCTACAGTCCATAGACCCCTTGATACCACGAACCTCACACTGTTTCTGCTCGTCTGTCACCTTGTGACCGGCAGCCCTTGTGAGGAACAGTAGTAATTCTTCGATGATGTGCCCATAGAGGAACTTGACGAACGTAGGGGGCGTTATGTCTTCCCCTTTCTCTACCTCGTTGTACACATTCCACAGGTAACGCTCTTCTCGCCCGATGTTAGACATCCGGAGCTTCCGTGAGTCATCTCGAGTCTCCGTGAACTCCTTACGCATAAGGTCCTTTACGTTCTCCCCGAACAGCTCAATGCAGCTCTCGATGTCCACGCCTTCCGCTACCTCTTTGGTAGACACTAGGTTATAGATGTCGTTGACTAGGTTGTATACATTTTTCATTTATATTCATCCGCTGTGTTAGAGACGACCAATTGGGCCTCACTTGGTGAGCACTTGAACCATTCACCTTTGCGTTCGTAAAGCTTCTGTAGCTCCGTGTGGGCCTGTGCTTCTGCCTGACGACGATCCTTAACGTCATACCTATATTGTAACACAAAATCTCTGAAGGGGGAAGATGTTTGGTATTTGTTGAGGCGATCCTCAGCGTCCACAGCCATCCCTATTTTCACCCAGTCCGGGAAGTGGGGGTTGGTGATGATGTACACCTGACCCTCAACACTACTCTCGTACTTCCTTAAGCTGCTAAAGGCTGCTTGTTCAAAGTTCTTGTATCGTCCCGGCTTGTGCAGGGGGTGCTCTTGTCTAATGTACTTCCCGTTTACCCACATACGGTTATTGTTTCTGTGCTTCTTTCTCTCGGGGTTGTCTTTATAGTACTTACCGTCTACTTTTGCGTACATCATACGTTTACTTCTCCTTAGTGGGTCTCTGCCCATGTTGTTCCGACCTTGTACTCTCCGTCCAGTGGGCACCTGAGATTAAACTCCAGACCCGCCGCCTTGAGACATTCGACCGCGAGCCAACCGAATTTTTCGGCGTCTTTCTCTGCAACCTCGGCCTGTACTTCGTCATGGATATTCCCTATGATTTTATAGTCTAGTTTCCAACGCTTTGCGTAGTCGTCCAAGATCACCAGTGCTTTCTTCATAACGATAGCCCCTGCTGCCTGCAACAACGTATTTAAAGCGGAGTGTTCTGATCTGACTCCGAGTCTTCTGCCGTCAAGCCCAGTGAGGTATCCTCGGGCCGACGCAGTAGATACTCTTGCCTTAAGATCTGCGAATGATGGTAGATTATTGAGGAAAGACTCTCTAAGCTTCGTACCAGCTGCTCGACCTCCACCAGCCACAGACCCAAGCTTCTCATCTCCTGCGCCGTATAAGAGGGCATAGATGAAAGTTTTAGCCTGATTTCTTGATTCAAGGCCTGCAAGTCGTTGATTAGTGGTGTGAATGTCTCCGTTAATGATCTCATTCGTGTACTCCTCGTCCTTCATGTAATGAGCCAACATACGTAACTCAAGACCGCTGGCGTCAAACCCAACTAACTTCTTACCTTCTGGCACAGTCCAGCAGGAACGACACTCGTGCCCGTACGGGCTGTGGCTTGCAGGAACCTGTGCCATGTTAGGGCTTTGGTGCGTCATACGCCCAGTGATTGCACCGTTGCTTATAACGCGTCCGTGGACCCTGCCGTCTTCCTTTACATGCTCTAGCCATGAGCTAACCTGCGCGTATCTTTTCTGTAGCATCAGGTACTCACTAACGACCTTGGCTTCCGGAAGATCGATGGTCTCTAGGACTGCCTCATCGACTATCGGGTTACCTTTTTCCGTAACTTTATCAAAGCGCGCTCCAAGACTAGATAGCCTCTTCGCAATTTGCTGGCGAGAGCCGACATTAAACACTTCAACTTTGTCTTTAAGCTGCTTCCCTGTTTTTTCTGACCAACGCTCGTGGACAATCGGGGGAAACTTCTGCTGTAAGTCCTCTTCGATTTCATTCATTCTCTCCTTAAATGTTGCACACAATTCCCTAGCCAGTGGTTGGTCTAGGGTCCATCCGTTTATCTCCTGTTGTTGGACTGAGGCCTGCACTTTATGCTCGAGCTCTATGCTAACTGGGGAGAAATCGGACATGTCTTTCAACAACCGACGATGCACCGCTTCTGTCACTTCAACGTCTCGTATGCAGTAGTCAATCATCTCTTGTGACAGCTGCGACCAATCCGTATGGTCTCCTTTTGGGAAACCTAAGCATTCACCCCAGTTTCTGAGAGAGTGTCCACCTAACCTACTTGGCTCGTACAAACGTGATAAAACCAAAGTGTCTAGGACCCTCTCAGGAGCCACGGTAATGCCCCAGAGGCGCTCTAGGACAGGCATATCGTATCCTATTAGATTATGCCCTACGACGCTCACAGAGCCTCTCAGAGCGTCTGACAGTGTGTTCGGGGTGGTATGCACTAAGTTTACCCCATTCTCACGCGTCACAACGCACCAAATGGTGTCGGGAGTCAAGCCGTTGGCCTCTAGGTCCAAATAAATCAAAAGTCTGCCTCCACTTCTCCTGCGTGTGGATTAGGCACCTCGGTCATTCTACCGGTAGACCTATCATAAGAAAGGTAACAAGCAGGGC